AGACGCACAAGCAGAAATGGATACTAATATTGATGTCCAAGTTTAATTTAACAGAAGGTTTAGGTTACAAAGACCTAGCAGGTATGCTGAAAAGCACTATCTATATTGATGACTTTTCTAGTAAAATGGGCGACGATGATGAAATAGTTGTTGCTAGTTTTTATGTACGTGATAGACAAGCCGCAGTTGATTTAATCAACTGGTTTGAAAAAGGCTACGACTTTGTGCTTGATGCAGATATGAGTCCAGGTGAAGTTAAGCCAAACAGATATCTTGTATACATAGAATTAAAACGCAGAAACTATACTGCTGACAACATTGCCTCATTGTTAGATGACTTTAACACACTAACTGAGTATGAAGGTGATGGATGGACCATGGGCTACAGAGGCAAAGAAATGCCTTTTACTGTGGAACAGTTTAACCTGCTAGTACCTACTTCGCCTAAGACCTATAGAGAACGTGAGCAGTTCGAACTTAACGAAGCAAGAACTCTTGCTGGTATTCCTCCTAAAGCTATATACAACAAAGGCAAAAAAGCCAAAGATATACAGAACTTACTAGCAAACGCAGGTAGATAATGCCCTATAAAAAAGTTGTAGCTTTTGGTGATAGTTTCACACGAGGTGACGAACTGATTGATTGTCCAACCTATGATGAAACTAAGCCCACTGGTCGTTATAGTACAAGTACATGGCCAGCTTTAATCGCAAAAAATATAGATACCAAATACGAATGTTACGCTCTTGGCGGAAAAGGAAACCAATGGATAAGTTGTATACTTTTGTCCTATCTTGAAAAATTACATGATTGTCTAGTAATTGTAAATTGGAGTTGGTTTGAAAGATTTGATTACTATGATGTTGACAACAACAGTTGGAAGACAATACATCCTCGACACGAAAATCAATTATCCCATTTTTTTTACAAACATATCGATAGCGAATATTGGAACCTTCATCGCAACTTACAACAAATATACAGTACAATATGCTTGCTACAACAAAACAAAATAGATTTTATAATGACCTGTATTGATCCTATGTTGTACATGAAAAATGCAGAAGCTATTCACCTTCAAAATCAAACACTCCATTATATAATAAATTTTTGGGGTTATACGTTTTTAGAATGGTCAATACACAAAGGTTTTCCAATTGGCTCATGCGGACACCCATTGGAAAAAGCCCATGTAGAGGCCGCAAACTACATAAATATGGTTACAACAGAAGGAAGAAAAAATGGACATTGATAAACTTAGAGAAGAGATTGCATATGACGAAGGCTCAGTTAATGAAATATACCTCGACCATCTCGGGTTGCCTACTTTTGGTATTGGTCATTTGGTTATTGATAGTGATCCAGAACATGGACAACCGGTTGGAACACCTGTCTCAGAAGATAGATGCAATTCAGCCTTTGACAGTGACGTCCAAACCGTCCTCGCAGACTGCAACATCCTATATCCTGACTTTGATGAACTCCCAGAAGAAGTCCAAAGAATAATTGCAAACATGATGTTTAACATGGGTCGTCCAAGACTTTCAAAGTTTAAAGGAATGAAACGTGGAGTAGATGCCAAAGATTGGAACTCCGCCGCTGATGAAATGGTTGATTCAAATTGGTATAGACAAGTAACTAAACGTGCTGATAGACTGGTAGCACGTATGAGAGCAGTGGATGCTTAAAGTCTATGCACTTTTAATAGTTGTAGGTTTACTCGGTGGTGTGGGCTATGCCGCTAAGTCTTACTACACTGATACACAGAATACAATTAAAGTACTACGTGAAAATAATTCAAAATTAGAAATTGCAGCCGAAACTGCAGAAGCAAGCACAAAAGCATTGCAAGCAGATATTGTAAAATCAGCGGCACTGAATAAGAAGTTACAACAAGACTTACAAAAAGCCGAAGCATACGGTGATGAACTTAGATCTAAACTTAATAACTTAAATTTAGTAGTCGAAGCATTAAAAGATGCAAAAGTATTAGAAGGAAAAATGAATGGCGCAACGGCAAAGTTATGGCGTGAGTTTATGGGCGATACTGGTAACAATAGCCAGCCTGATCTTCCTAAGTGGTTGCAGCGGCCTGACGCAGGAACCGGAAGTGAAGGTAGTAACTCAAATACAAAAAACGAAAATACCAACAGTAGCAAGACCAAAAGCAGTCCAGCTAACTGACACAAGAGTATTTGTAGTCACCAAAGACAACTATGAAGAATTTGTGAAAGAATTTAACGAAATCTATGGGGAGCTTGCATTTGTTGCCCTATCAATGAAAGATTATGAAAACCTCGCATTGAATATTGCTGAAATCAAAAGGTATTTAGAACAACAATCTGAAATTATTGTATACTATGAAAAAGCAGTAACTGAAGAGCTTGACAAAAGCAAAGAAAAGTAATACAATACACTATGAATCCTTATTCTATATTGGGCGTTGCAAAAGGTGCAACTGCTGATACAATCAAGCGAGCTTATAAAGAAAAAGCCAAAGAGCATCATCCTGACCGAGGTGGAGATGCAAGCAAATTTGCAGAAGTTAGCAATGCATATGATATACTAAAAGATCCAAACAAACGTGCATACTTTGATCAAACTGGTAGTACTAATCAGCAAGCAGGATTTTCTCATCATAGACAAGGTTTTGGCTTTGAAGATATATTTGCACAGATGTTTAGACAAAGTCAGCAACAACAAAAAGAAGCACGTATCAGTATTAGTATAAGTCTTAAAGATAGCCTGGCTGGTGGTAAACGAATCATAGGTGTACAGACACAACAAGGAAATAGCAGTGTTGAAATAGATATTCCAAGAGGTGTTGTTCATGGTGAAAACATACGGTATGCCAAGGCTGCTCCTGGAGGTATGGATTTAATTGTAAGTTACAGGATAAAAGCTGACAGCAAGTGGCAACGGCACGGACTAGATATGTACACTGAAGAAACTGTTGACTTTTGGACACTTATAATTGGCGGTGATATCAAGGTAGTAGATGTACTAGGAAAGAAATATGATGTTCGAATACCACCAAGAACCAATCCAGGTGTAACGATAAGACTAGGGTCTGCAGGTGTGTTTAGAGATAGACACAACCCTGGTGATATCTTTGTAAAGATAAAGGCAACTATGCCAACGAACATTCCTGAAGAAATAATAAACACTATCAAGAAATACCAACAATAAATACTACAAACTAGGAGACACATGCAAAATAATCCTGAAATTGAAAATATTTTAGATCAAGCATCAAAACTTGCAGTGAGTAAAAATCACGAATATGTTACTCTTGAACACTTGATGTTGGCTTTGGTAAAACATAAACGTTTTTGGAGATGCCTTGAACAGTTTGGCACATCACCTGAGGCTATCGAACAAGATCTTACAATGTACCTTGATAGTCAAGCAGTGTTAGTTAGTGCAAAAGGCAAAGTAAAAGAACCAAGAAAAACCAATGCACTTGAACGTGTTTTTAACAGAGCACTTACGCAGGTCATGTTTGGCGGAAGACGTGCAATGAGTACCATTGATGTTTGGCTTGCGATTATGGCTGAATCAAACAGTTATGCTAGTTACTTTATGCTAAAACATGGAGTAACAAAACAAGAGTTTGTAATACATTGGCAACAAACCTATGAATTAAAAACTGCAACAGGTATGCCTACTGAACAAGCAAATGACATCTTAGACGAACATTGTGTAAATATCACACAGTTAGCAAAAAATGACAAACTAGAACCAGTAATCGGAAGAGAAACCGAACTAGAAGAAATAATCACAGTGTTAGCCAAACGTTTTAAAAGCAATGTGTTAATGGTTGGTGATCCAGGTGTTGGGAAAACTGCCATAGCAGAAGGGTTGGCAACAAGAATAAAAGAAAATAATGTTCCAAAGTTTATACAAAACTTTGAAGTTTGGGGATTAGAAATTGGAAGTTTGCTTGCTGGATCAAAATATAGAGGCGAATTTGAAGAAAAACTCAAAGACGTAATATCAGCTCTCGAATCAAAAAAGAACTGTATACTTTTTATTGATGAAGCACATACCATGAAGGGGGCTGGATCAACTGGTGGAAGCAGTTTAGACTTTGCTAACATGATAAAACCTGCAATTACTAAAGGTAATATTAAAGTAATAGCAAGTACAACATGGGAAGAGTTTTATGATAGTTTTGAAAAAGATCGAGCATTAATGCGTAGATTTTATAGAGTCAGTATAGATGAACCAGATAAAGAAACCACAGTCAAAATACTGCACGGGTTAAGACCGCGTTTAGAAAAATTCCATAATGTGCAAATCGCAGACAATGCTATCATTAAAGCGGTTGATATGGCCACAAGGTACATGAATGATAAGAAAAATCCAGATAAATCAATTGATTTAATTGATGCTGCCTGTGCCGTAGAACGTATAAAAGACAAAGATGGATTAGTAGTAGATCAAGAACTTATTGATGTACAGGTAGCTAGAATAGCTAAAATTCCTGAAAGCAAAGTAAGTAGTGACGTAAGCGAAAAGGTTCAAGATCTTGACAGCAACATTAAACAAAAACTTTTTGGTCAAGATCAAGTTGTAGATCAAGTGCTAGAAAGACTATATGTAAACTACGCAGGTATAAGCACGCCAAATAGGCCAATGGGTGCGTTTTTATTTTTAGGACCAACAGGTACTGGTAAAACTGAATTTGCTAAACTTTTAAGCAACCATCTTGACATGCAACTTTTACGTTATGACATGAGCGAATATCAAGACAAACACACTGTAAGTAGCTTGTTAGGCGCACCTCCAGGGTTTGTTGGCTACGATGATAGCAACTTAGGCGGTGGTAAACTGATATCAGATATATCAAAATCACCATACAGTGTATTGCTATTTGATGAGATTGAAAAAGCACATCAAGATATTTCTA